CTGCCTAAACTTTTAATATTGGGCAGTATAAAATGGGTGAACGCATTCAGCGGTGTCTTCTTAATTGAAGGCTAACGGTAGAAGTGGAATAAGGCAATGCGCGAAGCAGCTTCGTAAGAGAGACTAGGGTCCTGAAAAGGATAGCAGTTGATACCGTGCTAAGTTAGACTTTATCTATTTTTCTGGAAAAGTTGAAGATTTTATCTCATTCTAATACTTTATAACTGAGGTGATAGAATGGAAAAAGAAATCAAAGACTTCCCCGGATATGCAATAACTGATGACGGAAAGGTTATCAGTTATAAATTTAAAAAGCCAAGAGTAATGAAAACTTGGTATCAAAAATCTGGATATGAAAATATTAAGCTATGTAAAGATAATGTGACTTATCATTTTTTAATTCATAGATTGGTTGCAGAAGCTTTTATTCCAAATCCGAATAATTTACCCGAAGTAAATCATAAAGATAAAGATAGACAGAATAATCGAGTAGAGAATTTGGAATGGAGTAATAGAGTAGATAATCTTTATGATAGTTATAGTACAATGAGTTCTACAAGAAACTTTAGAGAATGTGTTTTAATAAGAGAAAGTGATAATAAAAAAATCGAATCCTTTCAATCTGTTAAGACAGCGGCGGAGTATGCTAATGAAAAGTTTGGTTGTAGTATTAGTGGAATGAGAAAAAATTATAAATCCAGAGGATATAGATTAGAGTTTAAAAAGTGTAACGACTAAATTGAGATTGTAAAATCTCTAAGAGGGTGGAGATGAATACCACTTCGTAGTGCCCATTATGGACAAAAGTCCTAAAGAGATAGTCTATTCCCCTAATAAATATCGGGAAACCGAGGGTGTAAAAAGGATATTGATATTGACCTTTCTCCTTCAAAGCGTAAGAAAATCTTTGAAGCAATCCGTAAAGAGCGTGGCGAGTTAAACGTTATTCAGGTTTGTACTTTTGGTACAGAAGGAACTCGTTCAGCAATTGCCGCGGCAGGACGTGGTTATCGTTCAGAAGCATATCCTAATGGACTTGAAGTTGAAACTACTCAATATCTTAGTGGTCTTATTCCACAAGAGCGTGGTTTCTTATGGTCAATTCATGATGTTGTTTATGGTAATCCTGAAAAAGGCAGAGCCCCTATCGGTGCATTTATCGCTGAAGTAGAGAAGTATCCTGGTCTTCTTGAAATTATTGAGTCAATCGAAGGACTTGTAAATAAAAGAGGTCAGCACGCTTCTGGTGTTATTCTTTATAACACAAATCCTTGTGATACTGGCGCAATAATGAGAAGTCCTAATGGAGACCTTACAACTCTGTTCTCACTTCATGAAGCTGAGGCAATGGGCGATGTTAAGTATGACTTCCTTGTAACTGAAATTTGTGATAAGATAACAACTTGTATCGAACTTATGCAGAAGGACGGCATTGTTGAAAAAGACTTATCATTAAGAAAGATTTACGATAAATATCTCCACCCATCTGTATTAAATCTTGAAGATAAGAGAATGTGGGACGCTCTTGGACAGGGAACTGTTCTTGATGTATTCCAGTTCAGTACAGGTGTTGGTCTTGCAACTGCAAAACAGGTTAAGCCTCAGAATCCAACCGAAATGACTTCAGCAAACGCGATAATGAGACTTATGGGAGAAAGAGGAAAAGAAAGACCGCTTGATAGATATTGCCGCCTTAAGGAGGATATTGGTCAATGGTATAAAGAAGCAAGAGATAGAGGACTTAGCGAAAGCGAGATAAAAATCCTTGAACCATATTACTTGCCTCGTTTTGGTGTTCCTGCACTTCAGGAAGACCTAATGGAGATTTGTATGGACGACAAAATTGCACACTTCTCATTGAAAGAAGCTAACGCGGCAAGAAAAACTGTTGCGAAAAAGCATATGGAAGAAATTCCTGCACTTCACGATAAGTTTGTTGAGGCTTGTCCGAATAAGAATTTTGGTGACTACGTTTGGGAAACCACAATGGGTCCTCAGATGGGATAAGTAACGATTGTCCTATCAAATACCCTTTCTTCTTATCAGAAGGGTTCTAATTTATTAGAGCTAACGGTTGAACCCGACACTTATAGATAGAAAAAAACTATCTATAAGAAGGGCAATCCCGTGGGAATCATCTTATGGATAGTAATAAATGGAGTTGATATAATGTATTACATTTATTGCTATAAAAATAAAATTAATGGACATAAATATGTTGGACAAACAAACAACATAAAAAGAAGAATTAATGAACATAAAAGCGCCGCCTTCAATGGAAATAGCGGTGATTATGATTTATTATTTCATAAAAAATTAAGACAATATGGAATAGATAATTTTGAAATAGTTATTTTAGAAGAAATTAACTCAAATGACCAGACTATAGTTGATGAAAGAGAACAGTTTTGGATTAAATTTGAAAATAGTTTTGTTAGAAATGGTGAAGGATATAATCTAACAGAAGGTGGTCAGTTCTCTAAGACAGTTAATAAAAAAATATCTTTGGAAGATGCAAAAGAAATTCAGCAAATGATATTAAAAGGTAAATCATATGAAGATATTCAAAATAAATATAATATCTGTCCAAGTTATATTACAATGATAAATCAAGGAAATTATTTCTATGACAAAAATTTAAGTTACCCTCTTCATAAATATTATAAATCAGATGATGATTATAATGAATTAATTGATTTACTTAAATATAGCGATTTATCATTAAAAGCTATTTCAGAAAAATTAGGTCTCGGATATTCAACAGTCAAAAAGATTAATGAAGGTAGACTTAGAAAAGGCTTATCAGAAGAATATCCAATAAGAAAAAAGACCGTATATGCAATAAAAGCAGATAGGATTAAAGATTTATTATTAAACTCTACTTTAACTATTCCAGAAATAATGGTTGAGGCTAAAGTTAGTCAAGAAACCATTAGGCGTATTAATATTGGTGAGTCACATTATGACTCAAATTTAAATTATCCATTAAGATGAAGCCTGTATCGACTATCGCGGGTTAAGCCGCGAGTAGGGTGACTATTGATACGTCACTCGAAACGGGTATTGGCGCTCCTAATAAGGAGCGAGTTAAGATATAGTCAGAGCCTATAGGAATATAGGATAACTCGATTCGTTCTCACTTCCTCATTCTCTTGCATATTCATTCGTTGGTATTCAAACATTATACTTAGCAACAAATTATCCACAAATTTATTGGAACTGTGCTTGTCTGATAGTTAATGCAGGTGGTGCAGATTTACTTGATGTAGATGATGTTGATACAGATGCAGAAGAGGATAATACAACCAAAAAGAATAAGAGCGTTAACTATGGTAAAATAAGTACCGCCATAGGAGAATCTAAAGTAAAGGGCATCACAGTATTACCGCCTGATATAAACGAGTCTGGTCTTATCTTTAAACCTGAGTTAAAGAAGAATGCTATCGTTTATGGTATGAAGGGTATCAATAGAATAGGCACACAACTTGTATATGAAATTTTCAATAATCGTCCTTATACCAGCATTGAAGATTTCTTGTCAAAGGTTAAGGTAAATAAGCTGCAAATGTTCTCACTTATAAAGGCAGGAGCTTTCGATGAACTTTGTGGAGATAGAGTTGAAACAATGACTAACTATATTAACGGTATAGCAGACCAGAAAAAGAGAATAACTCTTCAGAATATGCAGATGCTTATAGCTCAGGATATGATACCGGAAGAGTTAGATTATGAAAAGAGATTATTTAATTTCAATAAATATATCAAGGTTTCTAAGGACGGAACTTACTACTATCTTGATGAAATTGCGATGCCATTCTTCGAAGCAAATTATGATACAAATAAGATAGAAGAAATCGTTGTAACAAATGATGGTCCGAAGGGCAAGATTAAAATGACTACTTGGGAATCAATCTATAAAAAAGGTATGGACCCAGTAAGAGATTGGATGAAGAAAAATCAGCAAGAGATTCTTAATGAACTTAATCGCCGCCTTGTTCAAGAGGTATGGGATAAGTATGGTAAGGGTTCAGTAGCTGACTGGGAAATGGATAGTTTAGGTTTCTACTATCACGAACATCCACTTGCTAATCTGAAAAACGATATATATAGTATCATTGATTTTAACGAACTTTCTCCTGAGCCAGAAGTAGACCGTTGCTTCACTACAAAAGATGGTTCAGAGATTAAGATGTTTAAGATATATCGTATCGCAGGAACAGTAATTGATAAGGATAAGAATAAGAGTTCAGTAATGTTATTAACTCCATCCGGTGTTGTAACTGTTAAGGTTTGGAAGAACCAGTTCGCTGCTTGGGATAAGCAAATTTCTGAGCGCGGCGCAGATGGTGTAAAACACGTAGTTGAAAAGTCTTGGTTCAGTCGTGGTAATAAACTTATTATAACAGGTATAAGACGTGACGATACATTCATTCCAAAGAAGTATAAGAATACTGAATTTGATATATTTGAGAAGATAATCAAAATGGACGAGAAAGGATTTATCTTAGAGTCATTAACTGAAAGACCAGAGGTAGATGAATAATGATTATCGGTTTATATGATATAGATTTGTGGCACCGTGGTCGTGCGGTGCCCAATCTTGAATTAATGCAATACTACGCATATTATCATAAAAGAAATGATAGAGTAGTTTTAATGAAGCCAACTGATGAAGAAAGTCAGTTTGCAAAGATAATTTATTTCAAAGAAAATCCTAATGTGTTACTTCCAAAGACTTTATAGGTTTTCGGAGATAATAAAGAGTTTACTGGATATGGCTTTTATAAGAAAAACGAAAAGCTCCCGCCAGAAATTGAGGTGCCGCCTTCCTATATTCCATATGACCCTTGGGTTAATAAACTTGGAATTTCTGCGGCAGAGTTTGAAAAAATGAAACATAATAGCTATGTGAGAATTGAAACAGAAAACTTCGTAGATTTTAAGAAAGATGCAATGCACATTTACATAGCAGATAAAGACCCTCTCAATGTAAAAGGAGCTCTTGAGTTTATTGATGAGCATAAGAATAAACGCTTCAATTTTTTGCATACACCAATCTTAAATGATGAAGCAACTGCTTTGAGCTTTATGCGTTATAGAGCACTTTTTAATAAGAACTGTGTGATTAATTTCCACTGTTCTGAAGATTTCTTCTGTGATTATTATGAGTCAGTTATTTTTAAACTGGATAAATTCGATAAAGAAACTGAAGAACAATATCAAAAGAGAATTGCTAAAATGGCTATTTGGTATAAAGGTCATAATGCCGCATTGAGATTTCCTTATAATGTAAAATATTCGCCGTTTACTGAAAAAATTATTGTTTGGGCAAAAGATAATAGTGCTAAAGATTCATTCGCAACATTTTACCAATCTTCTAAGATAACTCAAAAAGAACTCGCCGCCCTACCATCTGGATTGAGATTACTTCTCAAACAAAATCCCAAAACGGCAACACGTCAAAATCTTGACTTAAAATCATCTTTATGATATAATTAATTATAAAAGTAAGGAGGAGATACTAATGGAAAAAAGAGAAGAATATGCAAAAGTTTGCTTTGAACTCAGAGAACGCCAAGATGAACTTTTAAAGTTCGATGTGAGCACTTTCGTTCTTAACCCAGAGATTAATACTCTTATAGATGAAATAGCTGAGTTGGAAGTGATAAAGGCAAATCTTGAAAAAGAATTAGGAGGAGCAAAGTGATGGAAAAAATTAATGTAGATATTTTCAATGAAGATGGTTCTTTAAAGAGTAAAGAAGATTTCCTCAAGACCTTTGATAAGGCTTATGATGAAATCGCTGAGGAAATTAAGGGCACTGAAGTCGGTCTTCCCGACACATACTTCGGAATATTAACTGACCCCGAATGTTAGATTGATGTTGAGTCTACTCTTGAAACATTTGATTTCACAGAGAGAACAATATATTTAACAGAGGAAATCAAGCCTGAACTTGCAGTTAGTATTTTTGAGATAATTCGCTTCTGGAATAAGGTTGATAAAGAAGACGAAGTTCCAATAGAGGAAAGAGAGCCAATTAAGATATACATTAATACTCCTGGCGGCGACCTCGATGGCGTACTAAGTATTATTAGTGCAATTCAAGCGTCCGTAACTCCAGTATATACTTACAATATAGGTACAGCCTATAGCGGTGGTTTCTTTATCTGTATCGCAGGTCATAAGAGATTCGCTTTAACACACACTTCATTTATGTTCCATGAAGGTGCGGCAATGGACGGTGGAGATGCTCACAAGTTCTTCCAGCACGTTGATTTCTACAGATATCAGCTTACAAGACTTAAAGCGCACGTCCTCAATAAAACAAACATTACCAGTGATGTTTATGAGGAACATAAGAAAGACGACTGGTTCATGGACCAGGACGACGCTAAGAAATTCGGCGTTATTGATGAAATTATAGAAAAGCTTTAAGGAGGAAACATAAATGAAGAAAGAAGTAAATGAAAAGCTCGAAGCGTTATTCGCATATGATACCAATGACACACTTGACCAATTACTTTCATTGCTCGAACTTCCCGATGAGTAGTTTGATGCACTTTATCCAAGTATTCAGCAGAAGCTTGACCTCGTTTTCGCAAGTGAGGAGTTCCAGCAGGATACATTAAAGGCTCTTAAGCTTACAGGTCACGGCTCTATCGAGGAAGAGAGGGCTGCTGCACTCGAAGTAATTGATGAGATTTCAGCAGATGATACACTTTCTCGTTCAAAGAGAGACTTCCTTACATCTCTTATCGAAGGCTCAGTCGTATCAATCATAAATCTTATCGAAGTTCCAAGAGAGCGTGTTAAGGTTCAGATTAAAAAGCTTAGCGAGGATGCTGTTATTCCTCAGTATGCACATAAGACTGATGCTGGTGCAGATGTCTATGCAATAGAAGATGTTACACTTAAGCCACACGAGACACAGCTTATTAAGACTGGTATCTCAGTTGCAATTCCTGTTGGATATGAGATTCAGGTTCGTCCTCGTTCAGGACTTAGCCTTAAGACAGGTTTAAGAGTTGCTAATGCCCCTGGTACTATTGACTCTGATTATCGTGGCGAGGTATGTGTAATTATGACAAATACCGCTAATCTTTCTCAGACAATTAATAAAGGCGATAAGATTGCACAGCTTGTAATCTCAGCCGTTCCGATGATTGATTGGGTTGAAGTTGATGAGCTTGACTCAACAGAGAGAGGAGAAGGCGGCTTCGGCTCAACTGATAAGAAGTGATGCCATGTGGCAGGAAAACTTAAGTATGAGGATATAAAATAGGATATAGAAAGTAGCGGTTGGCAATTAATGTCAACCGACTACGTTAATCTGAAAACAGATTTAGAATTGAAATGTCCTGAAGGACACTTGAACTATGTATCCTATGAGAAATGGCGCCGCGGCACCTACGAATGTCCAATTTGTAAGGAGAATAAATATTACCACACAGATAATATAGCCGTTAAGAAAACAGGTTTTAGAATACTTGCTTTTGACCAAGCTTCAATTAC